GCCCATTGACCTACTGCTGCTTCTCGGCGGTCGAGCGGCTTCTGTACATCGGAAGTTGCATGCACTGGTCGGCGCGCGAGGCCCTGCACAGGACACAGACGCCGTGGTGGCCCGAGGTTGCACGGGTCAATAAGACCGGCCAGCCCGATATCGAGACCGCGCGACGCGTGGAAATCGCGGCTATCAGGGCCGAAGCGCCGCTCTACAACAAGCAGCAGAACGTCAAGCGCTTCACGATGGCCGGCCATGCGTATGTGCCGTTGCCGGAGGCCGCCTGACACCAGAAATGCAACAGGTCGCCGCTAGCGACGACGACCTGGCACGAAGCACGTAACGCCAGCATAACAAAGGAGCACGTGAATGACTATCACCACCGACCCCCCGGCAGCGGAGACCGCCATGGCGGACCCGGATGCCGAATGGCTCGCGGATGTCCGCTGGTGCCTGGGCATCTACGAGGCGCACCGGCGCGTACTTCCCCGGCCGCACTCAGCCCCCGCGTCGGTCATCTTCTACCTGGACACCTTCCGCAAGACCGAAGGCCCCCGCGTCCTAGCCGACGCCGAGAAGATCCTCGCCGACGAGCTCGGCGTGACGTTCCGGCCCGCGAAGATGCGGCCCGAGTCGGCGTCCTGGTTCATCCTCGCCGCCAAGCTCGAGTCCGGATTGCGGATCGAGATCCGGGCGCTGGCCACCTCCGTGGCCACCCGTCACCCGCTCGCCACCGGGGACATCGAGTGGTGGGTCCGCATCCCGGTCGAGACCGAAGGCGAGGCCGCCTAATGGCCATCACCACCGACCAGTACGGCGAGAAGACCGGAGCGTGGCTCAGGGACGCACAGACCGGCCGCCTGACCGAAGTAGCGGAAGCCGTCAGCCGGGAGCAGGACGTCCCGCCCGCTCACGGCCACGCCAAGGCCCGCCCGTCGCGCCGCCCCTGGTGGCTGCGCCGCAAGCAGGCCCCCGCGCCCGTCCTGACGCCGTTGGCGGAAACGGAGCTGCTGGCCGACAAGCCCGGCGAGTTCACCCAGGCCATCAGCCGCTGGCAGAGCCCGGTCACGGGCACGGGCGCGCTAGAGCGGCCAGCACCTGCCGCCGAGGTGACCCACGAGCCCGCCGACCCCGAGCCGACCGCGGCCATCGCCCCGGCTGACATGCCCCACGACCTGATCACCGACCCGGCGCCGGACCCGCGCCCCTACGCCCCGCGTCCCGTCTCCCTCGAGCTGACGGGCGGCCTTGGCGCGGACGGCAGCCCCCTGGTGCGTGACGCCATCGGGGTGCGGCCCGCGACCTGGGGCGAGCTGTACGCCCTGGGTGCCTTCGGCCCGATCAACCTGGGATCGCGAGACAGCCAGGAAAAGGAGGCCGCCCAGGAGTGGGCCGAGTGGGACACCCCGGAGAACCGCGAGCCGATGCAGCGGTACATACCGGACCTCAACGCCGACCTGGCCGACTGCCCCGAGTTCCGCGCGACGCTCGCCGCGAGTGCCGCGATCGCCAGGCGCAGCCTGTTCGGATGCGCGATCGGCGAGGGCACGTGGGGCGGCCGGATGGTCAGCGCGGGCATCAGCCTCAGCTCGGTGCCCGAGGCCGCGAGGGCTGCCTTCGCCGCAGCGAAGGCGGAGCCGGCCGGGCGCGAGGACACGATCATGCTCAGACGGGTGGCGGCATGAACCTCCCCTTCCGCCGCAATCGCGCCGCAATCACGCCCCCCGCGTCAACCGCCGTGCTCGACGCGATCCCCTTCGAGGGGCCGCCGACTCCCATGGTGTACCTGAAGGGGACGCCGGCGTTCCTCGGCACCGAGGACGGGCAGGCGGTCGTCCGCATCGGGTCCGGCCCGGACGGCCACCTGGTCCTCCGCTCGGCAGACCCCCGGTTCTGCGCCCTGATGGCCGGGGTGTTCATGGACGCCTGCGACGCGCTCAACCCTGTCCCTGCGGCCCTGAACGGTGGTGCGGCGTCATGAGCATCACTGCCACCGAGGCCGAGACGGTCATAGCCGAACAGCACGCCGTCAACCGGGGCTGGGCTGTCTACCGGCGGGCCATGGAGTCCGAGTGGGCACCTCACGGCAAGGCCATCGGCGAGGCCGTGGCCGACCTTTACGGGGCGCTGAAGACCTACAACGACATCAACAACGGGGCCGACGAGCCGGAGGCCGCATTCCAGGAGCTGGCGGACGAGCCCGGAGCCTTCGCCGAGGCCCTGGCCAAGGCAGCAGAAGACGTGACCGGGTGGACGGGCGAAGTGATCCGGCTGCTCCCGGCAGCAGAGGGGGAGAAGTGAGCGCGCTCCTGGTCCCGACCGCGAGTGAGGCCGAATGGCTGGCCGCCCGCGACAACGGAATCACCGCCTCGGAAATCGCGGTCGTGATGGGCCTCAGCCCGTACGAGTCGCCGTTCGCGCTGTACCACCGCAAGCGCGGCGACCTTGAGCGCGCCGGGGACAACGTGGAAATGCGGGTCGGCCGCCATTTTGAGTCGCTGGTCTGCGAGATGTTCGCGGAGCAGCACCCTGAGTTCATCGTGGGCGGCGACGGCCGGAGCCTGTACGCCCATCCCGGCCGCCCGTGGCAGATGGCCACGCCCGACCGGCTGGTATGGGAACGGGACAACGACCGGTTCTGGCCCGCTGCCGACTTCCAGAACGTCCCCGACGCCGTAGCTGAGGCGAAGACCTCGGCTACCTACGACGGGTGGGGCGAAGACGGCAGCGACGAGATACCCGTGCATTACCGCTGCCAGGCACTCTGGCAGATGGACGTCATGGGCGTCGAGACGGCCTTTATCCCCTGCCTGTTCCTGCACTCCCGCAAGCTCCGCGTGTACGAGATCACGATGGACGCCGACGCCCGCGCCGACCTCAAGCTGCTACGCGAGGAAGCCGAACTGTTCCTCGAGCGGCACCTCCGGCCCGGCCGCGAACCGGACGTCGACTGGCGGCCGGCGACCGGCGAGGCGCTGAAGCAGCTGCACTCCGGCCTTGAGGACACCGACGTCACGATCTCGCGGACCCTGGAGCGCCAGTACAAGGCCGCGTGCGCCGCCGCGAAGAAAGCCGAGCAGCGCAAGAGCCTCGCCGAGAACCGCATCCGCGCCCGGCTCGGCGATGGCCGCCGGGCGCTCGGCCCGGATGGCCAGGTAGTCGCAACCCGGCAGGTCTACGACGTGAAAGAGCACGTCCGCAAAGCCTGCACCGTCAACAAGCTCGTTCCCGCCCGGACTGCGAAGGAAGCACGCTGATGACCACCCAGACGATCGCCAGGGCGATGGAGAAGCGCGACGGCGGCGGCCTCGACAAGCTGATGTGGGCCAAGGCCAGTCACCTTGAGTCGATCCTCCCTGACCACCTGGACGTGAAGACGTTCCTGGGCACCGCGTGGGCCGCGCTGCTCGCCAACGACAAGCTGATGCAGTTCGCCGCCGCCAAGCCGGAGACGCTGCTGATCGCCCTGTACCGGTGCGCCGCCAAGGGTCACCAGCCGGGAACCGAGGAGTTCTACCTGACCCCTCGTGACGGCGGGGTCCTGGGCATCGAAGGGTACCGGGGTGTCATCGAGCGGATGTTCCGGTCCGGTGCCGTGGCCAAGGTGGTCGTGCGCGAGGTGTGCGCCAAGGACTACTTCCGGTTCACCGAGGGCGAGGACGAGAAGCCCGTCCATCACTTCGCCGCCCGTCCCGGCACCACCGGAGCCGACTTCTTCGGCGACGACGGCGACCCGAACCGCGGTGACATGGTGGGCGTGTACGGCGTCGCCCAGTTCACGACCGGGAACTGGTCCCGCCCTGTCCTGCTCAGCCGCAACGACGTGTTCGCAGCCCGCGCATCCGGAGGCTGGAAGCGGGACGACAAGTACAGCCCGTGGAACCGGATGGACGGCGGCGATAACCACCCCGAACTCCAGGGCCGGTCCATGTGGTGGAAGACCGCCGCGAAGCGCCTGGAGCCATGGGTGCCCACGTCGGCGGAGTACCGGCGCGAGCAACTCCGCGCGGCTGCGCAGGCCACGATGGCCCCCGCCCAGCCCGCAGCGCTGGCCGCTGAGGCAGACCGGGGTGTTCACGAGGCCGTGATCGTCGCGGACTCTCATGAGCTGACCACGGACGGCGCGCTGCCGATCGAGAACCCGCCCGACTGGCCGGAGGTCCGCAAGCCGGGCTCGGGACTGCCCGACGACACGCCGTGAACTCCTGGAACAGCCTCCCGCAGCGCACCACCGAACTGGCCCGCCGTCCCCACGCCCCCGGAGCCCTGTCAACCATCGCCCCCGGACCGGGACCGGGGAGGAAGCCGTGGGTGCGTAACGTCACCACGGCGGCGGACGGCGGGGTCAGGGACGCGGCGACGAAGAGGGCCGGGAGCGTCACCGGCCGGCCGCACGGCTTCCCCAAGGCCGTGGCCGATCTCCTCGACGCCCGCGATCCCTGGTGCGTCTACTGCGGCTCGCCGCGCGACCTCCAGCGTCACCACAGGCGGCTCAAGGGCATCGGGGGCGATGGGCGCGACCACACCCAGTGCGCGTGCAACGGGGTCCGGCTGTGCGCTGACCACCATGCGTGGGCGCACTCGGGGGCTGGCCGGAAAGAGGCCGAAGCCGAGGGGCTGATCATCCCGCGCAGCACCGTCGAGCCGTGGACGCTGGCCGTGCTCGTCCACCTGGAGGCCGACAGCGGCGGGCTGCTGAAGTACCCGTCGTGCGACGGGCGCTGGCTCGACGCAGCGGAGGTGAGGGCGGCGTGAAACCCCCGAAGCCCCTTCGCGTCCTGTTCGGCCTCGCCGCGATCACCGTCCTCACCTGCGGCGTGCTCTGGAACGCAGCGCGCCGGGCCTGGAAAGACAGGGCGACGGCGGGTGATCTGGATCAGGAACGCCGCCGGCTGGCGGACGGGGACGCCATCAGCCAGATCGAGGCCGCCATGCGGCGCCACGCGGCCGGGATGCCCCTGGGTCACCCGGAGGTCCCCGGTCATCCCTCAGCGGCCGAGGTGGCCGTGTACGGCGCCGCGTACGAGCACTTCGCCCGCCAGCTGGCGGGCATCAGGGCGGCCGGCCAGTGAGCGCGCTCATCGGGACCGCCCCGTGGTGGCTCATCGTCACCGCGGTCGCCGTCTCAGAAGCCTGCAGGAAGTTCCGGGGCCGCCGCGGGCGTCACCGCACGGCACCCGGCAGGGAAGCTATCGCGTTCGCGGGCTGGCTGCTGGAGCAGCTTGGCCGGACGAGCACTGGAGAGGGCACATGATCACTGCCATCATCACCGGGTTCCTGGGCCTCGTCTCGGGAGCGTCCGGAGTTGCGTCGTTCCTGCTCGCCACCGTGGCCGTGCTGTGCGTACCGCCGCGGAACTGGCGGCTCGTGGCGGGGTGCGGTGCGGCATCCCTCATCGCCGGGGCCGTGTGCCTGGCGGCTGCGCAGGCGGCGTTGCGGTGAGGATCTTCCGCAGGACGCAGCGCCTGCCCGCACCGCAGGTGCCGCCGTACTGGCGGGGAGAAGAGAGCCAGCCAGCCAGTCCGCAGCAGCACGGCCCTGACGGCACCGGGATCGAGTACGCGGTGATGAGCGGGCCTGTTAGGCCCGAGTTCGATCCTTGCGGCGCCGGGCCGCTCAAGAGCGGAGGGAACACATGAGCACCATCACCGGGCCCGGCGGGCCGGATACAGCGGCAGGCGGGACGGCGGCCTGCCAGGCCGTAAACGAGTTCTGCGGCATTCTGCTGGGGCCGTGCGGCCAGACCTCCGCCGGCCTGTACCGCCGTATCTGCGTTCACGAGCACGTCAAGGACGGCTACCTGTGCCAGGAGCACGCCGACCGGCGGGAGGCCGGCCTTTGCCGGACGTGCTAC